CTATTTGTGATAGTACTTTATTAATAGGCTTTTGTATGGTACTTAAAACAGATATCTTTAAAGAAATAGGAGGGCCTGATTCAGCTCTTCCTGGAGGAGATGACTTAGATATAAGTATTAGATTAAGAAAAGCGGGTTATGCTCTTAGAATAGATAGAACTGCTTACTTGCATCATATAGGTCAGCAAACTGGAACTAGAATACATGGTTCAAACTGGGATTCAGAGTGGTCGCAAGAAGTTACTAATAACGCTTTAATGGCTAAGCATGGAGCATCTGACTGGCACGATTGTATATTAGCTTTTTGGAGTTACCCCAAAGAGTGGGAAATAGACTCTCATATGGCCAGTGAAGATAATTGGTATAGCGAGCATTTAGCATCTTTTAATGGCAGTCCTGGCCTTAATATAGGATGTGGCAGTAAAAAATTAGAAGGATCTGTAGGAGTAGATATTAGAAGTTTTGGAGAAAAAGGTGTTGGGGGAGAGTTACATAAAGAAGCTGTTACTGATATACAGTCTGATGCTCATAGTATACCATTGGAGGCTAACAGTCAACACTATATAGTGGCTGCTCATATATTAGAGCACCTTATAGATCCTATTAAAGCGTTACAGGAATGGAAAAGACTTTTAATAAATGAAGGTAAACTTCTTATAACTGTTCCTGATTATGATATAGAAAATACTATGCTAGTAGATTATACACATTTACATGCTTATACTGAAGAAAGTTTAAAAAATATTATAGAATCTTCTGGTTTTTCTATTTCTCATTGTGAAAGAAATGTATTGTCATCTATAAGAATTATAGCAATAAATAAGAAAGAGGAGGTTTTATAATGAAAGTTACTGGATTTAAAAGACCTGCTCTTTTGTATAATGCAGAGATGAGAAATAACGGAACAGCAAGAAGAGTTACAGAAACTTTGTATCGTTTAGGATATAAAGATTCTGGAATGGAAAGATATAATAGACCTTGGTACTCTACTCCAGATTTTTCTAAGCATGATTTTTGGCTATTTATAGATGATGGCAGAGATGATATTCCAATGCCAGATCTTCCTAGCCCTAATGCTTGCTGGCTTGTAGATACACATCTTGGCTATGATACTAGGTTAAAGTGGGCTATGCACTTTGATCATGTTTTCCTTTGCCAGAAAAATGATGTTGCAAGAATGAAATTAGAAGGTATTCAAAATGTACATTGGCTGCCTCTTGCTTGTATGCCTAACCTAGATCCTAGTTACGGAGAGATGCAAAACTCTAAACCAGACTTACCTAAAGATTTCTTTTCTCCTTTTGGTTTACAAAAATTACATGATGTAGCTTTTGTTGGTCATATGGGGTCTCTTCAATATGCAGGATTTGATGAAGGTGAGTATAATAATAGAATAAAATACTTAGACGTAGTATTTAAAAACTTTCCTAATAGCTGGTATGCACATAGTGTGTTCTTTGAGCAGGCAGCGCTAAGATATGCAAGAGCTAGAGTTGGGTTTAATGTATCTATTAGAGATGACCTCAACATGAGGTTCTTTGAAGTTATGAGTTATGGTAACTGTCTTGTTACTAACAGAGATGTAGTTGGATGGGAGGAGTTAGGATTTGAAGAAGATAAACATTTCCTTGGTTATAAGGGGGAAGAGGAAATGGTAGAGAAGATTCAATGGGCGTTAGATAACCCTATGGAGCGAGAAAAGATAGCGAAAGCTGGGCATGAGCTGGTAAGAAGCGCTCATACTTATGAGCATAGAATTAACGAGATGTTAAACATAGTGGGAGTATAGATATGGCTCTTAATAGAAATAGTGTTGCGCAGGGTGCAACGGTAACTGCTGATGGTGTTATTGGGACATCTGGAGCAGAAACAGTTATCTGGGCAATCTCTGCTAATGGATTTGATGCAGATATACATGATGGTACAGGAACTGGGGGAACAAAAGTATTTTCTATTGCAGCAGATAATACAGTTTCTTTTCCTCAGGGATTACACTGCGCAAGTGGAGTGTATGCAAATATAACAGGCTCAGGTACTTTGGGAGTCGCTTTTAATCAATAGTAAACTTTAAGAAAAGGAGCTTAGGGCTATGGCAGTTTTACTAGATATAAATAAAGAAGTTAAAGTAGAAGAGCGTGACTTGGAGAAGGGTATACCTCTTCAATTAACGCCAGAGCAAAAAAGCGAAGTTGTCATGACTAAGTACATCAGTACTAATAACTTAGTTGCAGATTTTCAACCTGAAGGTGAGTGGGTACGCCAGGTAACTGCGGATGTAGGCGGAGGTAACAGACGTGAAAGGTTGATAGCTACCACTGAAGGAGAGCCTAGGGGACTTCAAATAGATGATGGTATTTATGTTACTCTAGTTGGAACTATGGACGATATGGTTGGTATTCTTCCTGGGCGTCCTCCTATGAGTGATGTTGAAGTTGATGCGTACTCAGATCAGACTGGCGAGAGTGTCCCTATGTATCAATGCTGGAACTTTAGGGTTCGTGAAGCTTGCGTTACAAATGGTCCAGAAGCTCGTGCTAATTTGGCTCGTAGTGAAGACCAAAAGCGGGCATCTAATCAAGCTGATATGTATGAAGCGTTTAAAGAAATGTACCAAGCAGGTAGCGAACAACAAGCTGAGTTATTTGGGCAGATGATGTCTTTTCTTAAAAAAGATAATTCGGATGATTCTACTCCAAGTATGGAGCAAGTAATTAACGCGGCCAAGGGTGCCGGTAAGGAGAAATAGTATGTCCACTTTCCGAGAAATCTTAACTGATATTCTCGCTTATTCTGGACAATCTAAAGGAGGGTCATTTGAGGCTCTTGTCAAGGATCAAGTAAACTTTGCTTATCGTAGAGTTCTTGACAGTGGCAAGGTGCCTCATGAGCATAGGGAATTTTCGCTTACTTCAGTTGCTTCAACTAGTAAATATGGACTTCCGCTTTATGTAAGGAAGGTACTTAATATAGAAGATCCTACTACGCCACGCTTTGTATTTATGAATACGGCTAGAGATTTCGATAAGAGAAATCCAGGATCTACAGATAGCTCTACTCCAGCGAGTGCTTATCCTTTTGGAGTTCGTGGAGTGCAGAAGTATCCTGCTAGTGATGGAACTCTTGCATTTACTAGTGACAGCACTGCGGATGCAGGAAGCAATTTTAAAGTTAGAATTACTGGATTTAATACTAGTGGCGTTTTGGTAACTGAATTAGTAACTATGAATGGGACTAACTCAGTTACGAGTACCACTAGTTGGGACTCAGATCTTGGTATTGAAAGAGTTACAAAAGTTACTGCTACAGGGTATACGTTTACTGGTAATGTGACAGTTAAAGATGATGATGCTAACACTATTGCTGTAATACCTGTCTGGTGGGATTCTCCAGATTACCAGTGGATTGAGTTCGATCCAATTCCAGCAGCTGCTATAACTTATAATATTCGTTGTGAAATGCGTAAGCCTCCTCTTGTTAATGATAGTGACTGGCCTGAGTTTAATCAGGACTTTCATGATCTTCTTATCTGGGGAGTGACAGCGGACTTGTTACCGACTCTTGGAAAGTCTGGAGTTGCTGATAGACACCGAGCGACTTTTGAATCTAGGATGAGTGAGTTCACTGGAGATAATAATTCTCAGCCGGCATCACTTTATGTTTTTGGTAATGTGCAGAATAGAGTCCAAATGAGGAATAGGCCTTTGGCTCCTTATATCCAAGGCGTAGACGTAGGATTGGCTAGCTAATGACTGAAGTATTTAGAGTTGCACCAGAAGCTACAACTACAGGGATATTTATGATTAAGGGGCAGAGATCTAGATGGAAATACCCTAATCCTAATTTATCTCCTGAGTATTGTGAAGTTTTAACTAATGTAAATGTTTCGGAAGAGGGTGTAGCTAAAAGTCGTTTCGGATATGTTAAGTATAATGATGCTGTTTTGACAGGTGGTGAAATGCCTACAGGGTTGTGGCAAGGTACTTTTGCTGATGGGAATACTAGGCAAGTAGTAATAACTCCAGATAAAGCATATGTAGATCCAGGTGGATCAGCGTCTAGGACTGATATAACTGGAAGTGACTTTACTGGAACTAACGAAGACCGTTTTGAGTTTATACATATTAAAGATAAATTAGTAATGAACAATGCTGTAAACCAAGTTCGTACATGGACTGGTTCGACTAGTTCTAATACTACTGATCTTACAGGTATGCCTTGGACTAAGTGCAAAGGAATATTTACTCATAAGAACCTTATGCTAGCCTGGGGAACTACTGAAAGTGGGACTTATTATCCTACTCGAGTTCGCTGGTGTGATATTAATAGACGAACTTATGAGGTTGATATAGGAACTTGGAGGGCTGATAATAGATATGAGATCTATGATGGAGGTCCTAAGATTGTAGCAGCGTGTGATAACTGGGGAACAGCTCTTATATTTAAAGAGGATGGTCTTTATCCTGGGGAGATAGTATATGATCAGTTAGGGCATTTTGATTTTCAATTAGGTCAACCAAGACGTGGATTTACTCCTATATCTAAGAGTCTCGTGGTGCGACCTGAGTTTGTAGCTGGGGTGGCCAGTGAAGGCTTGTTCGTTATAACGCCTGATCTTAATTTTAGAATAGTTAACTTAGATGATCTAGGAGCTAAAAAAGGATGGTTTAGTCTTAATCAAGAAAGACTTAAATATGCACATCTATTTGTTAGGGAGAAGGATCATCAAGTAAGAGTATTAGTGTCTAGTACCGGTAATAGCTCGGGTCATGACTTTATAATGGTATGGGATTGGGAAACTGGTGATGTGTGGTTTGACTTGATTACTAATCCCTTAAACTATGCCAGGCCCATTACTATTGATTCTGTAGAGCTTGATTGGTTTGGAAGTGTTAATGGGTACTTGTATAAAGCTAATAGCAGCAACTATCCAACAGATGACGGCACTGGATATACTTGGCAGATAAAAATGGCACCTAATGATCTAGGTATGCCAGGTAAAGTTAAACATATTCTTAATATACAAACTATATTTAATAAGCGTCAAGATGCTAGTGATGTGACTATGCGCGTAAATATAGATCAAGGTAGAGGAGCTACAGTAACTGACTCATTTAATGTAGGAGCTGAGTATTCTTGGAATGCCGGTATTAGCTGGAATACTGGTAAGTTTTGGCCTGGGGCAGAGAGCAGAAGGGCAGATACGTTCGTTAATATGATGTGCGAGACTTTAGCACCTGAGTGGACTTCTAGTACACCTGCTAGTATAGTAGGTTATATTGTCGAGTACATACCTTTAGAAAATTGAACTCTGTAACATAATGTTAGGGAGATGATCGTATGGCAACAGTAACTCGTCCATCAACTCCTTTGCCAGATCCTGGCGATGAGATGGATGCTGAACAAGTAAGAGATTGGATTACTAACTTACTTACTTTTTTAGAATCTACTAATATAGATGAAGCTAATGTAGACTTGACTAGTACAGATGGTATAATGGGTAAGTCTACCGCGCAAACTGTAACTGGTAAAAAGACATTTGAATCGACTAATGCCGCAGCCGCAGGAATAGTAGAAGTACTAGAGCTAGGCCTCAATCCATCTAGCGGAACGGCTGCAGATAATGATGGCGGGAGGGTAGTTCTCTATGCAGATGATGATGGAGGTAATGCTACTGATTTAGTAAATCTTGATTGGGTTCTGACAGATGCTTCTAATGGATCAGAGGATGCTGAGTTTAGAATAAGAGCATTAAAAGCTGGAACTATGACGGAGTTCCTTACTGCAGGATCAACGTCAGCTGGAACTGGAAGAGTAGCAATTACTGGGGATCTGGCAGTTTCCGAGGCGGTAACTGTTGGCGGAGGCTACGGAAGTACAGGAGTTACTATATCAACAGCTGGAGTCATCCAGGCTAATGGGGCGATAACTAGTGCTGGGGCAGTAACAGGAGCGACACTAGTAGGCACTATTTCCACTGCGGCTCAGAACTCTATTACTTCTGCTTCATCATTAGCTACAGTTGGAACTATTACTAGTGGAACGTGGTCTGGAGTTATTGACGGCTCTGCTACGATGACTTTAGGTTCTGACGCAACAGGTGACATATACTACCGCGATGCTAGTGGGTTCTTAGAGCGCCTGGCATCTGGTGCTGATGGATCTGTTCTGACAGGAACAGGCGCTGGCTCGATACCTGCTTGGGAGTCGCCCACAGTTGGGGATATTACCAGTGTAGTAGCTGGTGTTGGATTATCTGGAGGTGGGACTAGTGGTGATGTTACTCTTACTCTGGATATATCAGAGTTAAGTACTGTTACTCCTGCTGATGGAGATTTCTTTGCCACTTTAGACTCTGATGGGGCTAATGAACAAAAGACTACAACAACTGCGCTAGCGACATTATTTGCAGGCGCGGGAATGACAGCGACAAGTGCTGTGCTTAATGTCATTGGTGGGGATGGTATTACTGCCAACTCTGATGACATAGCGATAACAGCCGCTCAGACAACGGTGACTTCTGTATATAATGCTAGTCTGAAGATGGGTAGGGATAGTCAAAACTTAATTGATTTTGCTACTACTGATAATAAGATAATCCTTAGAGTAAATAATGTTGATGAGGTTGAGTTAGTAGCTGATACGCTACAGCCCACTACCAGCGATGGCGTTGCATTAGGTACAACCAGTCTGATGTGGTCCGATTTATTTCTTGCCAGTGGATCTGTTATTAATTTTGCTGCTGACGATGTAACGCTTACGCATTCTTCAGAGACTTTGACGGTAGCTGGTGGAACTTTTGCAACTGGAGCCGTAACTTCTGCTGGAACGATTACAGTTGGAGCAAATACCGATGGACACGATGTAAAGTTTTTTGGTGATGCTACTGGTTCTTACATGGAGTGGGATGAGAGTGAAGAGCAGTTAAGGATCTTGGGTCCAGCTACTGATGCCGCCACCAGTTCGGGAAAACTCTTACTTGCTACGGCGCAGGTCGCTGTAGTAGCGAATGACATCCTTGGACAGATCGACTTCCAAGCACCCCTAGAGACACACACTGTAGACGCAAGGGCTATCTCCGCTTCTATTAGAGCGATAGCGCAAGATACATTTACTGATACAGTTAATAAGACTGATCTAATCTTTTATACTGGAAGTAGCGAAGCGGCCACGGAGAAATTCAGGTTCACCAGTGATGGTGAGCTTGGCGTTGGTGGTGCTAACTACGGATCAGATGGACAGGTTTTGACTAGTACCGGTGCTGGGACCGCTCCTGCGTGGGAGGCGATCTCAGCAGCTACTGGAGTTGATGATATAAAAGGTTACGTTAATGGTGGCGCACTAAAGTGGGAAGTAGTTAGTGGAACTAAGTGGAGCTTCGGGTGGTGGAAATCTGACGATAATAGATGGTGGCTTCTGGGCAATACAGAGTCGGCAGACTCTACATTTACCAGAGCTGAAGCAGAATTTTATATACCAACAGGAGATATATCTGATGTTCCAAGCTCTTAAATCTATCGCGTTATCTCTCGCGCTATCTGTTCCTGTCTCCGCGCAGTGGGGCGCAGTGACGAGTCAACCCGACACCAACCGCTTCATCAATTCGCAGCAAGATTTTGGTCTGATCATGCCGCACCAACAGGTGATCGTAGGGATGCTTGACACCACAATTACCAGTGCGGGAACGGGCGGTGGCAATGCCTCTAAGGTCATCGTTGGCTCATTGTTAGACTACGAAGATAACTGCGTCAATTACACCACCGTCAATAGCGTAGCGTCTTGCGAGGGCAGTTATGAGCTTTGGCGCGAGTTGGAGAAGTCAACGAGTTGGTATCAAGCGGCGAGAGGCGATACCACGGCGATGTTTCCAACTAATTATGCCGTGACGGTCTCAACGGGTAACGACTCGGTTAAGATTTGGAATCGAGACACCGCTGAATTGTGGATGGAATTTCACGAGCGTGCGGGAAATGTTCATAGCGCAATTTGCTACACTGGCAATCGGCTGAGAAACGTAGCGTTTAAAGATGGGATTTTATATGCTCCTTGCGATGGCGTAAAATTGGCTATTGTTGATTTTTTGAGTGATGATGTAAGAGCTTGGGGAACGGGCGGTCAAAGTGAGTTGGGATTAAACATACAAACCAGAAACTCTCAGGGTACAATGGCCACTTTGAATGGTGACCCCGACCTTGCCTCTGATGAAGTTGAATGGGTATCTGTAGTCCGCGATCCTTTTGGACTAAAAGATGCCTTGGGTAGGCCCGACCATTGGTGGATAGTCAATGCTCCGTCTAATGGTGGAGGGTCGTTGTACAATCCACACACCCATACGATACTGGATCAGGCTTCGACAAGCGGAGACTTCAATAATGTAAGCGTGTCTGATCGTGGGCAAATCTGGATGACGTACAACAACTCCGGTGCGTATGATAATCTCTCAATGATTGGCAATACAAACAGTAATAATACAATCTTTGGACAAACAGCAAGCGATTGGCAACCTCAGTTAAACTACTCCGGGATTGGAAGCGGAGCCCAAGACTTAGCATGGACTTCTGGAATCAATGGCACAAAGATCCTCGCATCTAATAACCGCAATAGCATAGTCGGAGAGAACGCCGACAACGCATACGCTTGGTGCGATGAGGGTGTTTACATTATCAGTCCCACGGGTGGATTTGGGGTTAATACCAAGCAAGTAAATTCTGCTAAACAACGCTTCTCGGCTACCGTCAATGCGCCTTACGAGTTTGGTGATGCGGTCTTGGCATTGGCCTTAGAGGACAATACTACCGATAGCTCACCGTATGGGAATACGATGACGGCCAACAATAGTCCCGGCACAGTAGCGGCTGTT